TTTTTCAAGCAGATTTGCTTGGGTCGTTTTTCCGCATCCGTGATAGCCGACCAAATAAAAACATTTCACAGCTTGTCTTTTTCGGCCTTCAGGTAGGTGAGAAGCATATACCCGACATAACCGCCCTGTTCGCGCCAAAACTTGACCAGTTCTTGTGCTTCTTCATAGTGGTCAGGCTCAAACTCGATTTGAATAGCTTTACGAACACCTTTTGCCATGTCGTCAAGTTGGTCGTCAATTTCCTCATCGTCTAACACGGAGTAATCCACGCTTGCTGATTTGAGTTCAGACGGGTCAAACGCTAACAAATCAATGTTGAAACCGGCATCCCGGAGGTCTTGAATCTCTAGTTCAAGCATCTGCTCATCCCAACCACTGTTCAGCGCAATCTTGTTGTCAGCAATAACATAAGCACGTTTTTGAGCGTCTGTTAAGTGTGACAGGTCGATTGTAGGGACTTCACGCATACTCATTTTGAGTGCGGCCTGATAGCGCCCGTGACCGGCAATGATGCCGTTCTCACCATCGAGCAATATAGGGGATGTAAACCCGAATTCCTTGATGCTTGAGGCTATTTGACCAATTTGTAATTCGCTGTGTGTACGCGAATTTCTAGCATAAGGAATCAGGTCAGTTGTTTGTTTGTAAACAATCTTCAGTTTTGTCATATCTTGTCCTGTGGTTATTTTAGGAATCTTATTTTGTAAATAGTCGAATCAATCAGTTGTGCTATTTCATCAGTAATATTTTGCAATTCTGAATCTTCAGGAAAACCATCAGCAACGCGCAATGTTTCCACTTCTTTGCTTAAATATCTCATGTATTCCAAAGCTGATTTTGGCAACTCATAGTCTGTAGTAAATTTGGTCAACAAGCCGTATTTGCCTTGAAAAGCCTCTATGAAATCATCAACAAGGTCGCCAATTTCTGTGTAATATGTTTCAAGCGCCTTGTGTTCGGAATAGCTTGTAGTTGTCAGGTGCAAAATATGCCCGTTAGTGACGCTATGCAACAAACACATGGTGAATTGCATTACCGGGTCTTTAGGCTGAATTGCCTCTGCCCTTGCTGTGAATTTAACCATGTCGCCTCCCTTTGAAGTTACATTGTAAGCCTACGGATTGTTTCGTTCAAGACAGATAACTCATTTTTTTTCAACACATTCCAAATACTTCTGCGCCCGTGTATGCCGTTATGCGAACCTTGATGACAATCTTTACACAAAGGAATACACAGGTATTGCATATGTTGCTCAACGTGATGAGCGTCTGAAGGACCGGCTTCACCACATACCCCACAGGGCATTTCTTTGATTTTTGCTAGGTGTAGCCGTTCTGTAGACGTTAGTTTGTTGTTCATTCTATTTCGACAACTAAATTGCCGTTTGATCTAATGTAATCCCTTGTTTTCTTAACATAGCGTTCAAATTCTGACCGGCTAATGCTTCCTTGTTGTAAATCGGCGTATTCCAACAATTCCCTGATAGCTTTGATTCCTACACCATCAAACCCCATTTTCATGGTTGCTTGATAGCGCATAGCGGCTTTGTGTAGGGCATCTTGGGCTTTATCACACACAGGTAAAACTTCCGGCCCTACGCCGTTTTTAGCCATCATTTCTGACAAGTTAAGCACGTCTACAAGGGTACGCCAATCACTGACTGTACCTTTGCCCCTAGTGATAGCGTCTAATGCGGCGTATTCAGTGAAGCGCAGTTTGTCTAAGGTTTGTCTAGGCGTAATAGCCGCCCCAATGATTCCGTGTTGTATTGGGTCAATGAGCGCCCAAAACTTTCTTTTTGTGTATTTCCTCATTCATGCGACCTTACAAGCATCCTTTCAGTAGCTTGGCGGGTGCGCCATATCTCAATGTCAAGCCGTGCGGCCTCGATTTTCCATTTAAGGGTTTCTTCCTCCTCAATAGCACAAGCCAAACCCTCTAACAATTCCCTGTACTCAGGGTTGGCATAGGCTTCACGTTCCTGTGCGTTAGCGGCCTCGATACCCTTACGCAAAGCATCTTTCATCAGCAAAGCTTTTTTTGACTTCCGAAATTCGTCAAGGTATGTTCTGCGGCCTTTAGCACTCCCATAAGCCCCGGCATTGTCCCGGATGAATTGCGCCCGTTCTTCAACATCTTTCATTTTCTATCTCCAGTGCGTCTATTGCGTCATGAACGCTTGTTACCAAAAACACTACACCTTTCCAACTTGTATGCCAAACAATTTGGTCTGAGGTCAATTTGCGGTCAGATGGCGGTTTACGCCCGTCTTTTATTTCCATAAGGATATTTTTTCCACGATAGCCTACCAGTAGGTCAGGACAGCCTTGTCCGACAGCAGACAGTAATTGGACTGTAGCGCCAACAGCCCTCAGTGCTGACACGATTTGTGTTTGGTTTGCATCAATCCTTGCGGCGTATCGCATCATTTTCCTTTTGTATGTTCATTCTGCGTTTCAAATCGTCTGCAATCATTTGTCCCCTTTTTTTTGCTATTTCGCTGATAGTTATGTTCCACCATTCAATAGCCTCTCCACGACCTTCCTCAAGGTGTTTTTTCCTGTATCTTGAAATCCACTCGCGGGCTTCACAGTCCCTAAAATGTTCCATATCCATCAAGGTCGCCTGTCATTTCTAACGCTTTTGTAATAATTGACTCAGGGTAAGGTATACCCTCACGCACCCTGTCAAGGATTTTCATTGCCATTTCGTATGTCATGCTTTTCTCCGCAATTCAGCCATCTTTGCAAGTTCAGCTAATGTCGGTGGGCGTGTTGTTCTTTCATCAGCTTTAATTTTCTCTAAAGCCGGGTCAGGCTCATTTTTAGATGGCACTGTGAGCCTTACTATGTCAGCCGGGTTTAATTTGGGCGCTGTTGTGCTTCTCACCCAATTACGCCATGTAGCATCCCAATCAAGCTTGACCCCTTTTTGTCCCGGTTGAGCAATCCAATAGTCTTTGAATTTTTCAAAGGTTTTCAAAGGGTCTAATTCGGGCCTTTCGTCTTTGCAAAACCTGAACCAAAGTCCGGGCAAAGGCAAATCGGGTTGGAGGCGTGAGCCTCTGTTGACCTTAACTATTGGTTCTTGGTTCTTGGTTCTCGGTTCTTGGTTACTATTGCCCCCGCTAATGGGGAGGCTATCCGCACCCTTTGACCATCGCTTTGCCGCCCCACGTTTACCGGCCTCGATGAATCCTTGATACTTGGCAATCTCATCATCGCACCGGGAATGATGCCAACAACCATCGTCTTGCAAGGTAAAAAATTCTTGCAATATTGCGTCTATTAACGTCTCATGCTGTCCCATGCGAATTCGTCTTGCAACTTGTTTCCCATCATTAGGCAAAGGTTTTTCACTAGTGTAATAAAGGTCCAACAGTCGCCGGTATGCGATGTCCTCCTCAATGCTGAGATGCGCGGTGTCGGCAATGTAGTCGCCAACGTGAAACGGATAATGAAACATTTTTTCTCCAACTGTCCTCCACTGAAGAAACACCGGCAAGTGGGGAGGCTCACTTTTCAAACTGTTCATGACTTCAGTTCTAGCCGGGTTCGCCGTGATTATGCCGCCGGTCCGGGACACTGCAAAACTATATTTTTTTCTAACACGAAAATGCGAGGTGCAACGATTGCGATGACCCCGAACCGAATATCCATTTGCAACAATAAATTGCTTAAACGTGCGATTTTTGCTGTTCTTGCGCATCACCAGGGAATTCCCTGAATTCGAATTGTTTGACATTCCCCTACTTTTTAGTTAAGTATAAAAAATAGTTCTTGCCGAATTTTTTTTTGGCATCAGAATTCTTTTCATGCCTCTGTTTTGAGGTCTTTTAAAAGGAAACTGAAATGGCTAACTTCATTCAAATCGAACCTACAAAAACCTACGCAACTGTTGAGAATGCTCACAAAGCTGTAGAGAAAAAATATCCTACTGAAGGTTCAGTACTCCGCTACACCATCATGACACACACTGATGGTCGTTTTTTCCCCGTGTTCATCGGCATCAATGCTTTGCAACACGGCGTTCACTTCAATGGTTTCAACATCATTGCTTGAGGAGAACAAAATGACATTTCTTCACTATCGCCGCGAACCTTACAACGTAATGGTTGTTCAAGCTAAATTTCCTCTTGTCACAACAGGTGGCAAAAGCCTGTACGAATTGCGCGAAGATTTTTTTGATCTTTCAGTGAATTTGATTGACGTTCACAACAAGCCAATTCACATTGTTTCCCCTTACGACATTGCTTGTAGTGGTGGAGAGCCATACGCCAACTGGAAATAAGTGATGACTCATCTTGAAGCCCATGCAGTGGGCTTTGAGATGTGCCAACCGGTACATCTAATTTGCCCCTCGAGGGTCTTTACAAAGGAAACGACATGAAATCATATTGGGATAACACAGGCAAGTTCCAACAACAAGCCGACATTCTTCAGAAGCTGTTGCCTGACTCAGGCCCATGCCCTAACGTCACTCAGAACGAAGCACTTGATTTGTTTCGCCGCGCAGTGAACTGCTACTACGATTTGTACAACAACGGCTTGTGCAACAAAGCACAACAGTTTGCCGCTATTTTCCGCATCACCGGCGTACCCGCAGAGATTCGCTCACGCCGTGGCGTGTCAACAATGTTGTCTTTGGAAACAATGATAGCTATTGAGGAACGCATGGACCAAATCGTTACAAACGCTGTCATGGAACAGTTTTTGACAGACCATCGTGTTTTCGACATCTTGACAGGAGCAAAATAATGGGCCGCTACCTTTCCTCACTCAGCTTGTACTTAGGTCAACTGGTTGTTGTTTCTGATGCCAAAGATGCACAGGTTTACACCATCGGTCATTTTGATGACAGAACAACAGTATTTTTGTTGTGGCGTGAAGGCACACGCCTTTGCGGTTGCAATCATGATTCATTCATGCTGAAAAAACCGACTTTGCAACAGATTGAAAACAGCATTTTGACAGGCCCACTGGTTTCATCTAAGGAAATTACAACACGCTCATGACCTATCCTGAGGCTCATTATGTGAGCCTTGGGATGTGCCATCCGGCTCATCACAACTTTGCCCTCCGGGGTCTTTTATACAGGAAAATACAATGGCTCACTTAATCGAAAACAACGCAATCACTGGCAAGGCCGAAATTGCTTATGTAGGCGCAAAACCTTGGCATGGTCTTGGTCAGGATTTGTCCCCTAATGCTCCCATTGAGGTGTGGCGCAAAGAGGCCGGTCTTGCTTGGGATGCTGAAGTCACTCCCGTGCTGTTCAAGCCTAATGACTCTCTGACTTCAATGGTCGCTGTGACAGGCCGCAAGGTAATCTATCGCAATGACACTAACCAACCTTTGGGTGTTGTGACAGACCGCTATCGCATTCACCAACCCGGTGAAATCCTTGAATTTTTTAACACGCTTGTATCTTCAGCCGGTTTCACTCTTGAGACAGCCGGTTGTATCAGTGGTGGTAAGCGTATTTGGGCCTTGGCTAACGTCAACAAAGAGGCTTGCTTGATGAACGATGATGCTGTACGGGGTTATCTGTTGTTGTCTACAAGCTTCGATGGCTCAACAGCGACTATCGGTCAATTCACAAGTGTTCGTGTGGTTTGTAACAATACTTTATCTATGGCAGACCGCGAATCAGCCCCAAGCCGTGTATCAATCACCCATGGCGCACGTTTCGATGCAAGCATGATGCGCGACCGCCTTGGTTTGGTTGTTGGAGGCTTTGAGGGAATGATGGACAACTACCGCAAGTTGGCCCGCACTACTGTTGGTCATCAATATGTCAAGCAATTCTTGACAGAGTTGTTCCCACCAACACAACAGCAAGTTAAGGTCGAGGGATGGCCCTCAAAGCAGACTGTTATGGCTGATAGCCGTTCATACAAAAAAGTCTTGGAGTTGTTCGATGGTAAGGGCATGGGTTCAGACTTGAAAGCCGCTAGAGGCACACGTTGGGGCTTGTTAAACGCCGTGACGCAGTATGTAGACCATGAGCGAGGCCACAACGCCGACACTCGTATGACTAACGCATGGTTTGGTGATGGCAATCGTCTCAAGTCACAAGCAGAAGCTTTGTTGTTGGCTTAATCAATGGGGCTTGTGCCCCTCAAAGGAAAACAAATGAAATATATGACACAAAAAGAATTCGATTCTCTCAAGTGGAATGTTATTTGGTTCGCTGTGTATGCCGTAGGCATCGCAGTGGTTGTCCTCGACTTATTTGTGTGGAGGCCCTAATGAATCAATTTGAGATGACTTTGCCATCTACTGGTGATGACATCCTTGTTGAATACGAATACCTTGAAGCAGACCCATCCGTGGGTCAGCCTGAAGGTTTTGATTATTCACTCAGCAATGAGCAAGGTGAAATCACGTATTCCCTTACGGACAAAGACTATGAAACCATTACAGCCAAAATTGATGCCCATCACACCTTGCAACGTCAATCAGATGCTGATGAGGCCGCCATTGCGAGATGGGAAAGCAACAATGACTGAATTCATCACAACTAAGTCCGGGATTGTGATTGGTTCAGCTTACAAAACGCCCATAACAATGTCTGATGAAGATTTGTTTTGGCAAGCAATTCTGTTGGGGGTTGTATGACCTACGACTACAGAAGCATGGTTGAGGATTGCGAATCACTTGCAAGACGCAAATTAGACGGAATGCCCCGTGAGGACATTTTGGCCTATGAATGCGGTTTGTTGCGCGGCGTTGTTCAAACACTTTGCAAATTTTTAAACTCACACGAAAACATGATTGAAGCCCAAAAAGCAATCATTGAAACATTTACAGGAGTCAATAATGACAATAGAGATAGCACAAAACATTGATGATGATGCGTTGTTGTTCAGCGCCTTTGTTCGCGCACAACGTAAATTTAAAAAGGCCCTTAAAAAGGTAGAGAACACTCACCTCAAGAGCCGCTATGCGGACCTTGCAGAGTGTATTGATGCCGTGATAGACGGACTACACGATGAGGGATTTGGCCTGTCACAGTGGGCTGAGAGCAAAGACAATGGCGTGTTTGTCAGAACAGTTATTTTTCACGAATCAGGCGGGTTGTTGACGCTTGGTGAGTTGCACATGCCTGTGGCTGATTCGCGCCCTACAGCCTTTGGTAGCGCCTTGACGTATGCCCGCCGTTATTCGCTCATGTCGGCCTTTGGCCTCGCACCAGTAGATGATGACGGGATGTCGGCCTCTGTTACAACACAATACATGCTCCCGGAAAATGAATTGGCAGATCACTTGACAAACATCATGTCTGCGACAGACGGGGAAAGCTTGAAAAGGGCTTATTTCATGGCCTATGAAGCCGCCAACACTGACCTGATTTCTCAAAAGAAAATCATCGCCGCCAAAGACAAAAAGAAAAAACTGTTGGGGAGCAAATAATGGACCAAGGAACAGATGATTGGTTTGCCGCCCGTTTGGGCAAGGTGACAGCCTCGCGCATCGCAGACGTGGTCGCCAAGACCAAGACAGGGGTATCTGCAAGCCGGGGCAATTACATGGCTCAGTTGATTGTTGAGCGCATGACCGGGAAACCGACTGAGTCATACAGCAACAGTGCCATGCAGTGGGGTACGGACACAGAGCCGCTTGCCCGCGCCGCTTATGAGATGACAACAGACTCAATGGTTGATGAGGTAGGGTTTATTGAACACGAATCTTTGCCTATGTGTGGCGCATCTCCGGATGGCCTAGTGGGTGACAACGGCCTGATTGAAATCAAATGCCCTAACACCGCCACACACATCGAAACCCTTATTAACGGGACTATTGACAACAGGTACATGCTACAGATGCAGTGGCAGATGGCGTGTACTGACCGGGAGTGGTGCGACTTTGTGTCGTTTGACCCCCGTATGCCTGAGGCGCTACAACTGAAAATAATTCGTGTAAACATGAATGAAATGTTGATAGTGGAATTAGAAAATCAGGTGGAACAGTTCTTGAACGAAGTGCAAGAAAAAGTGGAATTTCTCAACAACCTAAAGGTCCTTTAATGGCAAAAACCCTAAAAATCGTAAAAGCTTCTGTTGGTACATACACCGATAAAGATGGCAAAGAAAAAAATCGCTACCGCACCATTGGTAGCGTTATTGAAACCCGCGCCGGTCAGATGCTAGTCCTTGACCTGATGCCTTTCAAGGATTGGGATGGTCGGGCATTCCTGAATGACCCTGAACCTGAGGGAGAACAAGAACCGCAGTACTGATGAGGCGGTGGGGTTTGTAGCCCCACCCCGCACTGGCATTACCAGTTTTAACACAAACTGGTCTTTGTTCTGAACCATAGACAATGCTTCATATTGGCTAAAAGCCGCAAAGGACATTACATGAAACCTATAGGACAACGCTACCTAGACCTGATTGAAGAAAATCGAGATCAGTTTTCAGATGATTTTGTAGAATGGTTGCCAAAAAACGCACACATTTGGCATTATTTTGCTGTTGAGACTTTCAAAATTATTGACATTGGTTTTAAGCATTATTCAGCTAGAACCATTCTTCATTTTTTGAGACACCACACAGCTATTGAGCAAAAGTCAACTGACGGGTTTAAACTCAACAACAACTATTCCCCTTACCTTGCTCGACTTTGGGCATTGAGTTATCCGGACCGAAGTTATATTTTTGAGTACCGAAAAACCCCAAAAGCTAAATCAGACAACCGGGATGATGAAGAATGAAATACATTTACGCAATTTTTGGATGGTGCGCCAGTATGATTTTTTTGGGAATCATTTTCCGCATCAATTTTGAGCTTTTTTCTTTTGGTTGGGGGTTGCTCTGACCCCAACCTCAATCGTTGCACTGCGCACGTTTTAAGTGCATCTAAACGGGGATTAGGCGAATGGCCTTGTCCCCGTTTTGTCGATAATCAAAGCCTGTTTACGGGGTGAACGGGCTTCCTCATTTGGAATGCTGATGTGTGTCCACCGGTCAAATTCCCGAATCACTTGGTCATAACCTAATCCCGACCCAAGAATGGCCCGCACTACTTGGTCAGGCGACATCCCCGGCACTCGAATATCTGCCGCGCAACCAACCCTGTGTTGTGATGTGTCTTTGCTTCCTACGGCATCATTCACTGCTTTAGACCTAAAAGCACTATTGACTATGATGGGCTGACCAAACAACAATGTTTTGAGTTCTTCAAGGAATTCTGCAAGCCTACGGAGATTTGCCAATTCAGCTTCATTAGGCGTGTTGTCTAATGTCCTGTGGTCCGTGTGAGTCAATTCTTCTAATGTGAAATGTTCTGTCAAGTTCATTTTTTCATCCTATCGGCAATTTTTTCCATTGTTCGCCCACCAAAGTAAAACGACATTACCAACATACCCCATTGGCCTAATAGTTCAACATAAGCGGCACGTGTTTCAAATTCAAATATTGAAGCTATCGCAAATCCTGAATAAGCTATCAACAGAAAAATAAGCGTCATTGGTCGAATGTTTTTAGACAACCAGGAATCGCTTGCCATGTCGGCCTCTACACGGCGTGTTACATTTTCTTGCTCAACCTCAAACAGTTTGGTTTCGTTAGCCATTTTAGCTAACTCACCATCTTGAACCATCTTTTGTAATTCAAGTTGTGCTTTTGCTTTCGCCTCCGGGTCGGGAATCAACTTGTCCACTAGCTTCGTGCCGATATTCAAAATCGCATCTAATCCCATCATTTTTGTCACCTTTAGGTTTGTCAGTCGTTTCGTTTTGATTTAGCTTGATACCACTCAGGAATCCAATCATGCCTCCGATAAGAGTAGAAAAAGCGGGTGAAATCATCTTGAA